TGGTGCAGCATCACCTCTAGGGCCTTGTGGATCGTGTTGCCCCGTGGTTCCCAGGTCGCCTTGGTGGCCATGATCGCCTCCAGCTGTTGCGGCGTCTTGGTGACCGCTGAGATCAGGCTCGTCACGGACACGGGGAACTGGTGGCCATTGGAGAGGCGGTAGGTCCACGTTCCTTGGTCCCTTGTTAGGCCTATTGGCTGCAGCCACGTCGAAATCGCGGGGGCTGATGGGTTGGACAGCTTCACCGGTGTTGGGGGATCGGAGCGGGTTGAAATAGGGGACTGGTGGTTCAAAGTTCGGACCGAAATAGATGGAACGTCGAGCGTCAAGGATTTGCCGTTCGTAATCGGGAGGTGGGTAGTCGAGGTCTTCAAGGGTCCAATAACCGGCATCGATGCCGCGCTGCAGCAGGGCTTGGATGCTGCTGAGGTCAAAGGCTGGGCGCATCAACGCACCCTCCAGATCGGTTGGCGGCGGGCGTGGCTGCGGACGCTGGTGCTTTTGGCAAGGCGGCCGGTGTCAATGAGGATCCCGGCCTTGAGTAGCTGATTGGTGAGGCTGCCCCACGCGTTGTGGTGATGAGGCCTGATGCCGGCGTCTTCGCAGACGCGACGGAACTCCTCGGCTAGGCACTCGGTGCCGGAAAGGCGCTCAAGGATGACGGCCTTGGCTTGCTCGATGAACTCTGGGCCGGCATTGCCGCCGACCGTGGCGATGGCGTGATCCTTGGCAGCCTCGCTAGCGCTAGCGGAAAAGTCAAAGAGGGGCCCGAAGCTCACCAGCGCACCTCCTGCAACAGCGGGTTGGTGACGGCGGGCTCGGGCAGCAGCACCACTTGGCCGGGCACCGGCTGCGGGTTGAAGCGGTCTGGGTTGGCCATGCGCTCGGGCAGATCTGCTTTCAGACCCCAGCTGACGTTGGCGCGGCCGTTCTCGTTGCGGAACACGTAGTTCAGCAGCTGCATCGGCAGCGGCAGGTCTTCCATCGGGTCAGGATCCAGCAGGCGCTGCGCGGCCGCATACATCCAGATCTCAGGGGTGAGGTCTTCTTTGGCCTTGGCCGGGAAGGTGGCCCACATCAAGGCATAGGTGGCTTCACCCATGCGCTTGCCACGCGGCAGCGCTTCGGTCAGGGCGCCCATGGTGGCGGAGAAGTGTTCAAGCGACAGCACGGCCTTCCTCCATGGCGCGTTGTTTGCGGATGAACGATGCGACGGTCTGTTCCATGTGGGTCATGGGTGCGCCGCTAGGCGAGAGCTGCTGTGTGGGGCGCGCCGGCGTGAAGCGCTCCAAGTTCGCCAGGGTGATGCCCTTCCACTTGCCATTAATCGCCAGCTCGATCTGCTGACGCAGCACAGCGTCGCCATGCAGGTCCTGGATCTTGGTCAGCTCGGTGAGCAGCAACGACCACGCACGGTCGCCTTTGCTGCCCCCCTTGATCCGCCAGAAATCACGGATCAGATCGTCGTGCGCCAGCAGGTTGCCCGGAATCTGCTTTGGGTCCTTCCTAGGGGTTCCCTCAGACTCCTTCCCGACACCATCCCCCATCCCAATGGGGGGAAGGTCAGGAGAGAAAACTTTCTCAGGAGGAGAGAGGTGACCCTCTGCCGAGCTTTGCTCCGGCTGAGGTTGAGAACCTGTCTCCGTTGTCCGGTGACCTGTGTTTCCCGCACCGACACAGTACGCGGGTAGGTTACTCGCCGTGTCAATAGCGCTAGTTAGGAGAAGGCAGATAAAGCCCTTCCTGTCTAGAAAGTTGGGCTTGGCGGCATCAATCCTGTCGAGCAGGTCCGCCGGAATCGTGAAATTGAGCTGGGGCACGAGCGGTAGTGCTGCGGTAGTACTGAGCCCACCAGCGGTAGTGCTGCGGTAGCGCTCAGCTAGGCGTGAGATTAGCCAGCGCTAGTCAGAGTGGCAAGCCGTATCCGCCCTAGTCACCGAGTCCCTTGCGACCCGCTGCAGGACTGCTGCACTCCGCCACGAAAAAGGCCCCTGACGGGGCCGTGCTGATCAGGCCTTGCCGGGCCATTTCTTCTGGATCGGTGGATCGCCCTGCATGGCATCCAGCGCCACTTCCAACAGATGCGCGGCCAGGTTGCTGGTGGATCGTCCTTGCTCGTCACTGCGGCTGAGCAGGTGCTCAGCAACGGCGTAGGACACGGTGATCGTGATGCGCTTAGGCCTGCGCGTCACCAAGTGAAGGGATGCGGTCATGGCTTTGGATGTTTAATTCGCTAGCCGTCGCAAAGCTGGACTAGCGCGAAACAAAACCATAGGCTGCGCTAGCGGCAATTAACCAAGCCGCTGCGGATCTGCTGCGCGTCAAGACAGCAAAAAGCCCTAGGGAATGCCCCTAGGGCCAGTGGCAATTCGGTTGGCGCTGCCGTTCAGATCAGCTCACGGGCTTCCTCTAGCGCCCGAAAGGCCTGATCCAGATGCCAGCGGAAGCGGCTTAAGGGCTCCTCCAGCACTGCCGGTAGGTCATAGAAGCTCCGGGCGTCTTGCAGGCACATGCAAGCCTCGCGGATGCCCGCTCCCAGGTTTTCATGGGCCTGGCCGTCGCTGCTCAGCAGCTCCAGCAGAGTGCTGCGCGTGATCGGCTGCGCGGTCAGTTCTGAGATTGCAGTGTTCATGCGGCTTTTCGGCTGTGGTTTCAGACCAAGCAGCTCTGGCGCGGCTAGGTCTGTGACCACAGAATAGCCTGGAGCGAATTAAAAGATGACAACGGCGATCTACGCCCGCGTCAGCACGGAAAGCGATGACCAGGCCCACGCCCTAGAGCAGCAACTCAGCCGCTTGCGTGAGCACGCCGCCAAGCTCGGTGAGCCGGTGGTGGAGTTTGTCGATGTGGCCTCCGGCACCCGTGACGACCGGCCAGAGTTGAAGCGCTTGCTGGAGTGCTGTGAGCAGGGGCTACTAAGCACAGTGCTCTGCACGCGGATGGACCGCATGAGCCGCTCCACGGTGCATGGCGGGAAGCTGCTGCGCCTGTTCAACCAAGACAGTTGGCCAAACCTGATCTGCCTGGATCAGTCCATTGATCTCTCCACGGCGATGGGGCGCTTTTACGCCAACTTGCTGATGGGCATGGCGCAGATGGAATCGGAGCTGATCGGCGAGCGTGTGCATCACGGCCAGCTGTATGCGCGGAAGCAGCTCAAGCCGCAAGCCGGCAAACCACCGTTTGGCTACCGCTACACCGAAGGAAAGCTGAACTACGAACTAGACCCCGAGACGGCGCCGGTGGCGCGGCGGATCGTGGATCGCTTTCTACAGAGCGCGAGCCTGCGGGATGCTTTTGACTATCAGTACAAGGAATGCGGCAAAGCGTTCAGAAGCTTGGAAGGGCTGCGGCGCTGGCTGCTGAATCCAGCGATTGCTGGCAGCCGCGTGTATGGCACCTTCCGCTGGAAGCTGGACGCTGATGGCAACAAAAGCCGGCTACTGAATAAGCCAGGGCAGGTGGAGGAGATTCACCCGCACGCGCATCCGGCATTGATCAGCCACGAGGAGCAGGTGGAGATCCAACAGGTGATGCAGTCCTTGCGAGTGCGGTCCACCGCACCAATTTGCAAGCGCCGCAGCCGCGTACTGACCGGGCTGGTGTATTGCGGGCATTGCGGTGGCCTAATGCACTACCACCAACCGCGCAAGCCAGGTCCGATCTACCTGCGCTGCACCCATGAGGTGTGCCCCGTGCGGCCGCACAAGGTGATCCAAGAGGCGGCCGTGCTGGAGGCTGTGCTGAGGCGCCTGTGGAAGAAGCGGGAGGTGCTGGCCTACGGGAGCGTCGTGGATGAACTGCGGCTGAAGCAACAGCTCAGCCCGGAGATCAAGCAGCTGCAGGGTCAGATCAGCGACTTGCGCTTGCTGGAGGATGCGGACCTGACGGACGTGATCGAGCGCAAGGAGCAGCGGCTGAACACCTTGCTGGAGGAATGCGTCAGCAATGGCGGCAGCCGGTTCACACTGGCGGATGCGTTGAACGCGCTGGATCAGCCGGCAGTTTGGACAGAGATGACTAAGACACCAGAGCAAACGCGGCGACTGGTATCGCAGTGGGTGGAGCGCGTGGTGGTGAGCGATGGAGCGGTGAAGGAAGTGCGACTGAGGGCGGGGGAGGCTGCTGCCCATTCCTAGGGTTAGGCTAGCCGCTAGCGAAGCCTCTCTCTTGGATCACGACCGCTACAGCCATCCGCCGCTAGCTGCCCGGCAGCGCTTTGGTCGCACGCTTACGGCGTGGTGCAACCGCAACGGCTGGATCCACAGCACGCTGCATGAATGGGGTGAGCAGGCGGGCTTTCCGGCCGTGCGGGATTCCAGCTTCAACAAGCTGCAGAACGCCAAGACCGAGCAGCCGCAGCCGCTCACCTTCATCCAGCTGGCGCTGGCCAATGCGCGGGTGGCTGATGGGGATTACAGCGGGGTGACCGACCGGCGACTGAAGGATCGGCTCAAGGACTCGCAGCCGATCACCGATGCCAATGGCAGCCCATGGCGTGCCACGGATTTCTTCTCGCACTTTATTGGCGAGCTGGAGGCACCGGAGTGGCTGCAGCAACCGGAGCCGCTCTCGGAAGGGGCGGCCAAGGCGCTGAGCGCTGAGCAGCAAGCGCGGTTTGAAGCGATTGCCAAGGCCAAGATGCTGACGCCAGCGGTGGCCTGGAAGCAGCTAGAGCAGCAGTGCCAAGCGCTGAGCAATGCCCAGCGGGATCTGCTGCGCAACGTGCTGAGCGGCTGGCATCAGTGGACGCCTAGCGAATGGGAGTCGATCTGCCTGAACGGTTCCGACCCGGTTGCCAATGCGCTAGCGGAGTGGGAGCAGTCGGTTGACGCCTAGCGTTGGCTAGCCTAGTGTGAACGAGTGCTGCAGCGACGCGGCACCCGATACACCGCATCCATGACTGATTTCCCGCAGCTTGGTGGGGTCATCTCTCCTGATGACATCTCCACCAAGGGCAGCGGCTCCTATGCCGCTGACTATGTGAACTGGGCCAAGATCGCCCACCTGCTCCACGTCCATGCACCCGGCTGGCAGTTCACGCTGAGCAGCGCTCCTGATGGCGGCCACGTTTGGCGTGCCCCGGATGGCACTGGTTATGTCGTTGGCTACTTCGCCAATGGCGATCAGGTGACGCCGGACTTTCCGCAGGCGTGCATGGACATCCGCAACAACGCAATTCCGTTTGAGCGGATCACGGCGCGGACGCTGACCGATACGCACCGGCGCTGCCTCTGCACGGCGGCTGCCTTCACCTTTGGCCTTGGCTATGAGCTGTGGGCACGGGTCGAAGTGGAGAACCCGATGCGCGACGACACTGCTGCGCCTGAACCTACTAGCGCTAGCAAGCCGCTACCAGCCAAAGCGTCACCCGCGAAAAAGCCTGTTTCTCCCAACCCGGAAAAGCTCAGTGCCGCTGAGGTGCAAGAGCTGGTGCAGGCCGTGCTCAAGGTGAGCGACGAGCGCCGCAGTCAGATCGTGCTGGCGTTTCAAGAGCGCTTCAGCCTGCCGCCCGACAAGAAGGCCGCTGACTACATCAAGACCGCCGCGCACCGCGACTTCCTGATGGAGCAGCTCCATGCCGTTGCCGCCTGATGAGCACATCCGACTTGCTCACGCGCATGTATGCGATGCCATCCGAGCTGTTGAAGCAACAGCAGCAGACGCTTATGCAGAAGCTGCATACAACGCACGGCTTACCTATTTCGGCAACCACTGCGCCAAGCGTGCGCTGCTTCAACGCATCCGCTCAGACCTCAACCTGCTTCAGCGATCCGTATCTGCACCGGGTTTATTGGCTGC